AAGGCCGAGAAAGACGCCGCCGAGGAAATAAAGCAGATCAAATACCAGGCCGCTGTCGCCGAATGGAACATGAAGCTGATGTCAACCACGGCCAGCGCCGCTCAGGCGGTAATGGACTCATATAAATCGATGATTGGTTTTGGTCCGGTAGTAGCAGCGCTCGCCGCCGCCGCTTCCACCGCTTTCGGCATTACCCAGATCGCCGCCGTCGCGGAGGCCAAGCCGAAGCTGGATACCGGGGGCGTGATTCGTGCCAGGGAGGAAACACCCTTCGCCGTTGGAAAAGGCACAGGCGAAATCATGTTCGGCACCTCGTCGTTAGGCGATCCACTCATGCAGGGCTTCGCCGATCTTGTGGCCTCTAGGGTTTCAGGCTCACCGGGGATGAAAACGCTTCTCCCGGTGCAGATCGTCCTCGATGGTCGCGTGCTTGCCGAGTCAACGGTCCAGCTCATCGATGACGGCAAGGTGAGATTCAGGAAACCGCTCAAGGTGGCCCAGCGATGAAAATACTCCTCACGAATCTATTGGATACCGCAACGCTCACCGCCGGGGGAACCTCGGTCAACTATCCGCTTACAAACCTTCAACACCCATTCCTTAAAAAAAAGTTCCAGCAGACCGTGGCGATCTCCGGCGGCTCGATGTCCGACGCCGACGCGCTTACCCTGGTCTGGACTACCGATCAGACCATCGACATGATCGCGGTCGGTTACACCAATGCCAAAACGCTGACCCTGAAGCTTTACGATTCCGCCGATACGCTCCTCGATACCCAGGTCTTTACCGCTCCCTCGCTCGGGGCCTCCTTTACCGCAGTGGCCGGGGTACGAAAAGCGAAACTCCTCATGCACGACGGAAGCACGGACAACCCCATGACGCTCTACCTCGGGGGGCTCGGAATCGGCCAGGGCTACACGATGCCCGATCCGGTGTTCGACTGGGGGAATGATCTTACCGATAACAGCTTCGGTGAAATCACCGTGGACGGCCAGGTATCCGGGCAATACATCGAGCCATTGCGGACCCTGCGTTTCTCCTTCGTGACGAACGACCGCTCTGTGTTCCTTTACATCCTCTCACAGGTAAAAGCCTTCGGAAAATATGTTCCCCTCTGGCTCCTGCCATTTACCGGGACCGCGCTCGCCACCGTCCCCGCACTTTATGCGACGATCCCGAACGGCATTGAGAACCAGGGCAGGGACGCGCAGTACCGCTACACCTTCACCCTCACCTTCCAGGAGGCCCGATAAATGGCTATCGAAAAAATAACAGCGCCTTCGGCCGTCCCCGCCTCTGTCGCCGATTGGGAGGCCGTCCTTGATATTCAGGCAGCCCTCCTTCTGGCCGTCCAGGGCGCGGAGCGGATCGTAGGCGGAAACGTGGTTAAGGGCGCGGTATTCTTGGTCGGCGGGGCGACGTATCTTGCGACCGCCGATACCGCGATCACAGGGAGCGCATCGGATTACGTTAAGCTGACCGTCTCCCTCGATGGCTTGACCTTAGCGCCGTCCTACGTAGCCGATCTGACCGGGGTTGCGTGGGATCCGGCCAACAACGGGTACTACGACATTGACGGGAATCTATACGTATTCGACGAGCTGAAGGCGTTGGCGGGAGCGGCAATCGCGGCGGCAGCGTTGCGAGCGATAGGGGGAAAGAATCTCGCGGCAGGGTGGGCTAAAGCGCTTACCGCCCCAGGTAGCGGATGGCCTGCAATTTTAACAAAACCCTCGTACATATATCCCGCTCCGGACACTGCTGATCGCGTGTTTTATACGCCAGGAGGAGCTGGGGTAAATTCTTTATCGTTTCGTGTTTATTTGCCGGTGATGGTGAGAATGAATATCGCATCAGGCAGGACTGGTACGATTTATATGGGTTCGATAGCTGCGTCAAATATTGTCGCAACGAAAGCAAATAGCAGCCTAACCGTTGCCCTTAACCCCGGAGACTATTTTTTCGAATCATCGATAGGAGAGCAGGCCATTACCTTGCTCTCTATGTTCGGAGGCGAGACGGCCACCGATGCCTGGGAGCAGTTATGATCCTCAAAGCCCTTGCCTTAGCCTTCGCCATAGAGGCCGGTTTTATATCCGGCGGAATATGGAATTATTCAGAACGCAATACCCAATGGGTCGAAGTGGGAGCCCTTTATGTTGATCTCGAAGCCAAGGGCTCTCTTGGGCCGCTCTATGTTGGCGGCGTGGTATCGACCCACTTTACCCCTACAAGCCTAGTCAACTATGCCCCATTCCAGGCGACCTATGAAATAGGCGCGGGACTCGCGTTTGATGGCGTAACACTAGGATACCGCCATGTCTGCTATCACCCGCTCCAGCCATACGCAACAGTGATCGGGCGCGAAATAAAGCCAAAGTACGAAGGAGGATATAACCAGGTCTTTATGAGGATCGAAACGAAATGACGCTTTTCGAATTGTCCGTTCCAACGCTCGCCCCCGCTTTCCGGGTGGAGCGGCCCTTCGTCTACTCCTGCGCTCCTGGCGTATGGGAGACGGCGGACTTCTGGACGGACATTTTCGGCGCCCCGCGCGAGGAATCCTCCGAGGCTATGCACATAAATTCCTTCTTCCGCGACGGCATCAACCGCTATTCTCCGGTCTCGTCCATGCTCTCGCTCCTGGCAACCGAGAGGAGCTTTTACTGGGCGATCGAGCAGGGCTTTGTGTATGACGGCGGGGTGCTCGTAACGGACGACGGAAATCCGCTCATCGACGCGGTATCCTCACAACCTCGGCTTTATATCCACATTGAGCATGACCAGCTCATTTTCGGCCCGGTCTGGCAGTACGGCAAGACGCACGGTTTTTGCAAAGAGCGAGCCCTCTATATCGACGATATTTTCTACTCGCCGGTCCTCGACTCCATCCCTTCCCTCGCCCAGGACCAGGACCTCGAAGTGTACGACGCGCTGGCCTTTATCTCGGGCGCCGTCACGCTAAAAAGTCACACCGGCGACCTGGACTGGATGCTTACTACCCCGCCCTTCGGCTTCGAGTGCTTCCTTGCCCGCCTCCCGGCGCGGAAGGGCGTTGACGAGTATACCCGCTCCGAGCTGACCTACCTCGCCGCGCTCTATGTCGAGGACTACCGGGCGAGCCTGGCGAAAACAACGCTCAACCTCCAGGACCGCAGGAAGGCCCAGAATATCAAAGTGCCGACCGAAACCTTCGCCGATGCCGAGTATCCGGATATCGAGGACGGGAACATCGACAAACCCATCCCCCTGCTTTTTGGTACAGTCCGGGCGGTAAAGCCGATCCTGGTCAACGGAGAGGATGATGTCTCGGCGCTCCAGTATCGAGTGGCCCAGTCGCTCACCGCTCTCGGGACCGTGCAGGTAAAAGTGGACGACGACTGGACCACGGTCACGCCGGCATCGATAGACCTGGCCACGGGATCCTTTACCCTCTCCGATGCCGACGGCCGAAGCGATGCGGGCAGCCCCTATGAATGTCGGGTGCTGAACCCAGCGAACACCGCCCAGGCAAACCCCATTGATATCATCGCCTACCTCAACGCCAGGTATCTCGGCGCCCAGGAAACTTCGGACGACTACGACGCAACAGAGTGGGCTGCAGCGAAGGCCGCGCTTGAGGATATCGGGCTTTATATCGATTCGCAGACCGAGCTGTACGAGATAATACGAAAACTTCAGGGCGGCTCGAATGTCGGCTTCCGCTATGAGTTTAAACCATCGGGCGCACGGACGGCCAGGATCGACGACTGGGAGCGGGCTTCGTCCTTCCGGATCCACCGCGAGGACATCGCCGACATTGAGGACGTGGAGATAGAGACGGACTCTGATCTCCTGGCCGCCACGGTGAAGATCCTCTACGCCCACGACTACGCCGAAAACGAGGATCTTGAATACCTCGACGACACGGAAAAAACCGCCGTTCAGCTGGCCTACCGGCAGGAGCCGCAGCTGGAATTTGAAACGCTCCTCCAGACGAAGGAGCACGCCGCCGCCTGTGCCGCCCTCAAAGTGGCCAAATATTCGAAAGCCCGGATGGTTGTATCCCTCACCGCCCTCGGCTCTGACTACCTCGCTCTGCGCATTTATGACGTTGGTGCCGTGGAACTTTTACCGGGAGGCTATGACGCGGACCTCGCAGAAGCCCTGGGTACTCGCCTTTGGGCTGGCGTATGGCAGGCAATTGTATTGAGCGTTGATCCTGACATTTCCCAGGAGACAAATACGATTAGGCTTGCGCTCATTAAAAACGTAACGGACGTATACCCGCTCGTAGTCGAAAGCGACGGCGCGGAATACTACCTGACCGATGAGGCGGGCGCGCCTATTTATACGAGGTGATGGAATGATAAACGGACGTAAAATATCTGAGCTAGATGCACTTTCGGCGCTTCTGGGTACACATAAATTCGTCGTCGCAGACGGGGATGGAACCTATAGCGTCCTGTTCTCAGCGCTCCGGGCCGCAATTATGCCGCCTGGAACGAAGATAGATTTTTGCGGCGCCACCGCGCCAGATGGGTTTCTTGCCTGCGACGGCGCTGCGGTGTCCAGCACGACATACGCGGCTCTTTTTGCCGCTATCGGGACAACCTGGGGCGCCGGAGATGGATCGACTACTTTTAATTTGCCAGATCTGCGGGAGTCGGTCGAAGTAGGCGCGGGAACTCGTGACCATGCCGGGGACGTGGCCGCCCATGATGAATATTCTGTCGGCCAATTCAAGGACGACCAAACGCAAAGCCATATCCACGCCGGCGCAGTTATAACTACATATTTGGCAAACTCCGCTTCAGGGGGGTCTGGATACCCTCTTGTGCAGACGGTTGGCACAGTTGGCAGTCCCGTGGTCGATGGCTCTTATGGGACGCCACGAATTGGTGCGGTAACGCACGGTAAACAATCCGGCGTTCTGAAATGTATTAAATATTAAGGAGGCGCGGCAATGACGTTGCTTAACTACGTGAAAGGGCTTTGGACTGCGCTGCTCCCAGCGGCTACCAAGGCCAAGATGGAGAACATCGAGGACGGCATAAAGGCCGCCTCTGATGTACTTGACCTGGAAACCGATGCGGGCCGCGCCCTAACCCAGGCCGCCGATGCCGAGGCACAAAGATCGGCGCTTGGGTTGGGCGACTCTGCGACGCTCAATGTCGGTACGGGCGCGGGCGACGTGGCCGCCGGGAATGCACCTGCCGCCGCTCAGGCCGCCGCTGAAGCGACCGCAGCCGGAGCGCTCGCGGGACACGTCTCGGCGCTCGATCCGCATACGCAGTATGCCAAAGAGGCGGATCTCGGTGATTCAGCAAGTAAGAATGTCGGCACGGGCGCGGGCGACGTAGCCGCCGGGAATGCACCTGCCGCCGCTCAGGCCGCCGCTGAAGCGACCGCAGCCGGAGCGCTCGCGGGACACGTCTCGGCGCTCGATCCGCATACGCAGTATGCCAAAGAG